GTATATGGAACGTGATGACATTGGGTTTGTTGAGCAAATTCCAAGCCTTATTGGTTTGGCTGAGTCTGCCATTGCCGCAGAGTTAAAGACACTACTGCAGCTAACTGTAGTAGAGACAACACTAGCAGCCAATCAAGTTATATTAAATAAACCTGCCCGTTGGAGAAAAACTGTTTCTCTAAAGGTTAATGGTGCACCAATTGTAATGAGATCGCAAGATTACATTGCCATGTACCAATCAGAATCATCCCCCGGGACACCTAAGTTTTATGGTGAGTACGACTACAACAACTGGGCAATTGCACCAGCACCAAGCGCAAATGCAAGCGTTGAGATTATTTACTACAGTGAAATTCAGCCATTAGATACATCAAATCAAACTAATTTGTTTACCCGTGAGTGCCCACAGGCTATGCTATTTGGAACACTATTACAGGCTCAGGGATATTTAAAAGCATTAGACAAATTGCCTGTTTGGAAATCATACTATACAGACTCAATTACTGCGCTCAAAAAAGAAGATAATAGCCGCCGTATTGATAGAAACACTACGGTACAGGAACCTTAATATATGCCAACATTTACATCGCCGTTTACTGGCACCGTTGTACAGCCTACAGACGTATCATACTACGCACTTAATTTTAGTACTAATACTCAGCTTTATTGGCCTGCTGTTGTTAATCCAACACAAGTCCCTGCTGCCCGTATTATGGACTGTGTTCCGTCTACAACAGGACTAACTGTAATATTACCGCAGGGTGATCAAGGCGCTGTTGGTACCGACATTTTAATTCGTAACAAAGGTTCTGTTAATTTTACTGTAACTGCCTTTGGTGGAACACAGTCCGTTACTGTGGCGTTTGGAACATCACGCTATTTTTACTTATCTAGTAACGGCACAACCGCTGGCACCTGGCAAAATGTACAATTCGGTACTGGCACATCTGCCGCCGATGCAGCCTCTTTACAAGGTGCTGGACTAACAACTATTACCGGGCAACTAGCGGCAACTAGCAACATTGTTCAAGTTTCTTCTACGCCAAGTATTACAGACAACAGCCGAGCTGCTACGTTTGTGTGGACTAGCGGTAACGGCACCTTTTCTTTACCGGTTGCATCTACACTATCAGGCGGCTGGTTCATTGGTTTTAGAAATAGTGGCTCTGGCAACCTTGCTATTACTCCAAACTCACCGTCTTTAATTAATGGTCTGTCAACCATTTCAACAAATCCTGGCGACTCTGGTTTTATTTTTTACCAGCAGTCCACAGGCAACTTTTTTACTGTAGGCTGGGCCGTTCCGTCAAACGTTACCTTTACATCGGCGTCTTATGATGTAGATAGTATTATTGGTGGCACCTTAAGTCTTATATCGAATGCCCCAATCATTCAGACATACGTAGCATTATCCAGCGCACGCACCACCAACCTATCTATTGTTTTACCGGCAATTACACAGATTTATGTTTTAGTAAACAACACAAGCTCTGGTGCATATAACTTATCGTTTAACGTAACAGGCGCAGTAACAGCCCCCGTTATATTGGCAGCAGGTCAAGTTGCTACCGTGCTTAGTGACGGCAATAAACTGTTCTCATTAACACAAACTACCAGTGGCGTGTTCTTAGCTAATAATGGATCTCAGTCCGCACCATCACATTCATTTACTTTAGATACCCATACAGGTATGTATTTGGTTGGCACCAGCGTTTTAGGTTTGACAGCCAATTCAATTAAAATGCTAAACATTGATAATACCAACACAGCAAGCCCACAGATTTCAACACCGGCAACGTTTAACGCTGGGCTTATCCCTGGCGGTACGTTTTAATGGCTGATCAGGGCGCCTCACAGGAACAGTATAATCTAGTCTATACACTGGGTGTGCAATCTGGTATTAAACGTGATGGTACTAGGTTTGAGTCACGTGAATACCAAGATGGTGTATGGTGCCGATTTCAACGTGGCACGCCTAAAAAAATGGGCGGCTACCGTGAAATATTTTCTTCGTTTAGTGGAATTTTCCGTGGCATGATCTCTAACACCTATGACGGTGTTAATTATGTATTTGCAGGCACTGCAAATACACTAGATGTGTTTACGACAGGTACAACAATTGCTGTTGGCTCTGGCCCATACCAAGTTACTTTTACTCCAGGGTATTCTGCCCTACCAATTTACTCAAATACAACAACTACGTTTACAATTCGTAGTTATGCCGCTACACCTAAAAGTTATGCCTCTGTTTATCCAGCGGGCACTAAAGTAATTTTTACACAATCTGGCACACCAACTGTTTATACAACCGTTGGAACACCCACGTTTTCAACTCCCGACACTACCATTACAGTCACTGGAACAATTGTTGGTTCACCGACAACTGTATGGATTAATAATTATAAGTTTACTCCAGATCAGCGTAACTTATGGCAGTTTGATTTACAATACAATCCATCTGGTGGTGCATTACAAGTTATAGCACACCCTGGGCTAAATTTATTAAATATAGACAATGGTATTCCTACCCAAATTCAAGTTGGCAGTGTTCTTCCAAACGCTTCTGAAGAATGGACCTTTACGGGCCTTGCTGATACCGCAGGCCAGAACCCTACTTATAAGCCTATTGTTGTGGATGGTGGTGTCTGCGTTTTGTATCCATATCTTTTTGTATATGGTACAAATGGTTTTATCGCAAACAATCACGTAGATTCTTCTCTAGCTAATTATTTTGCTAACAGTTTATCTGATTGGAATGGCGCAACAGCCAACCAAACTAATATGGCCTCTAGTAAAATTGTTAAAGGCGTTCCTGTTCGAGGCGGCACAAATTCGCCATCTGGATTATTTTGGGGAACAGATAGTTTAATTAGAGTTTCATTTACTGGAGCAGCCCCGTTGTATTGGCGCTATGATATTGTTTCTAGCCAAATCTCTATTATGTCATCGTCTGCAGTTGTTGAGATGGATGGCACGTTCTACTGGATGGGTGTTGATAGGTTCTATCAATACAATGGTCAAGTTTCGGTTTTAAAAAATGATAAAAACGTAAACTGGTTATTTGACAATATTAACTACCAGTACCGTCAAAAAGTATGGGCTACTAAGGTCCCACGCTACAATGAGATTTGGTTTTTTTATCCACGCGGATCTGCTACAGAATGTACGGACGCCATTATCTATAATGTCAAAGATCAGATTTGGTATGACGCCGGTTCTGCAGAAGGCGCACAAAGATCTTGTGGATATACAACAGAAATTTTACCGTATCCACTTTGGGCTGACTGGAACTATAATGTTTCGTACAGCGGGTCTTTTACTATTATAAACAACCCAGCTAGTTTACCTGCCCCTAATACCAAACAGTTTTATGTAAGTGGAAATCAAACCGGAGTGTTTAGTCCTGGAGATTATTTATCTTTCTCTACTGCAGCGCAGGCTACAACGTACAGAGTTACAACAAGCACCTTTACTTTTAACTCAACAATACAGCCGCTTTACCCAAATGGTGTTACTTTAGTTACCAGTTCTACCGTGTTTAGTCCTTCAATACTTACAGGTGATTTAGTTTATAATATTATCGGAGGCTATGGAATTTGGCAGCAAGAGTACGGCCTAAACAAGGTAACGTTTGTGGATGAGCTTTCTATTTTATCTAGTTTTACCACATGCGATATTAGCTGGGTTGGTGGGACACCATCACAAGACGGAAACTCTGGCGTAAATCGCCGTATGCACTTACGCCGTATTGAGCCAGATTTTGTTCAAGATGGTGAAATGACATTAACGGTTTTAGGTCGTAAATTTGCCAGGGGTGATGTTGAGGCATACACACTATTTCCTTTTGGTCCAGAGACTGGTAAAATTGACATGCGCGTTGAGCATCGTGAATTAACTTTACAGTTTAAATCAGACACCCTTGATGGCAACTATGAAATGGGCCGCTTGTTAATTACTGCAGAGTATGGAGACGAGAGGCCATAATGGCATTTCAACAGTTTTTTCCATTTACCCCCAATAACATGAGCTGGGAAGATTGGAATGGTAACCTGATCATGTTCTATGGCCAGGAGCCCATTGCTTATCACACCGAAGAAAGTTGGCGTGAGACTGCCAGGGGTGTAGCCCAACTTACTACCTTTGAGGTATACCCAGTACCAAACCCAGATACCTATGAAAATTGGCAGGACTGGGCGCTAGATTTTACCGAGATTATTAACGGTCCAAGCTTTTAATTGGGGCATTTTTACTCTAAAAATTGCATAAGTATATATAAGACAACCAACTTTTTACTATGGCGCTAGAGACACTAAACAATCGATACGGAATTCGCCATTTTGATGAAGGTGGGAGTACTGACACGCCTACTGGTACCGTCACGGTTACTGGTGCTCCTGCAAACATGCCTAATGATCCTATTGCTGGATTGTATCAATCTACATTTAATCGTGCTCCAGACGCTGGTGGTTTGGCTTATTGGCAAAATGCGTTAAACACAGGCACACCCCTAGCAGACATTCAAAACGCTTTTAAAAGCTCACAAGAAGCACAGGCGTTGCCAGTAAAAAATACTACGACAAATAAGAACACATATGTTAATACCCTCGGTGGTACTGGCGCCAACCTTGACAAAGATTTTGTAAACCCAAATCCAACTAATGTGGTACAGAATATTGCAGTTGAGCCAATGTATGGATCAACACCTGCACTTACTGCTTGGTACCAAACAAATCTAGGTCGTGCACCTGATCTAGCAGGTTTAAATTATTGGAGTAAGGCCTTTGGGTCTTCATTAGATCCAAACGAAATTGCTCAATTGCAAGCAAGCCCAGAGTATAAAAATCGTCAGGCAATCACTGGATACTACGATACCGAAATAGGTCACGCCCCAGACAAGGTAGGATTAGATTACTGGACTGGATTGGCTGGCACAGGCACTTCATTAGCCGATATTCAAAAAAGTATTAGTGCAACGCCTGAAGGTCAAAAGTTTGACCTTAAGTCATTATACACAAATGAACTAGGCAGAGATATAGATCCATTAGGATTAAAATACTGGCAGGATAAATTAGCCGGTGGTGCTTCTTTAGCAGATATTAAAAAAGAAATTAATAACTCAAAAGAAGGAATTGTTGCACAAGATTATTTTAATTACACTGGTCGTAAACCCGATGCGGCAGGATCAAAATATTGGCAAGATCAGTTAGCCGCAGGTAAAACAAAAGATCAAATTGCACACGAAATTGCACTATCTAACGAAAGTGTTGCAGCAAACTCGGCAAGTGTAAAAGCTAATCTTGAAGCGGTGTTAGGTAAGGATGTTGTTGCTAGTATGACACCAGCTCAAATTGATGCCTACACAAGAATTATTTTAGATCCTACTCGCCAAGGAACAAACGGTTCACAATACGCTACACAAGCAGACAACCTAAAAGAAGTATACAAACAAATTGCTTTAGATCCTATTTTAGGAGCTAAGTTAAAAGCGGCAGATCCTAATTTATATGCAAAGGTTACACCGTTAGAAAATATTACTGGCGCGTTTAACGGCGGTGCGTCAGGAACCCACGGCACAATGAAGGTGGGCGGTGTTGATGTCCCAATTTTAAGTGCCCAAGTGGCGGACAGTTTACTACAAGGAACTACTGGGACCAAAAATAATGTTGAAACTGGTACCGCCTTAGGATGGGCCGGTGGGGGTGTTAGTAGTAAAATATCTAAGGGCGCAGACGCACTTGGTGTAGAGAAGGTTCAAGACGAAGATGGTAATCTTTATGGTTATAACGGGTTAAACGAAGCTGCCGACTTGCTTAAGATTGACAAGAGTCAATTTAAAGACAAATACGAACCCATATTAACTAAAGATGTAACAGATGCCAACGGCTATGTAGTATCAACAGCTGGCCAACCGGTTTATCAAAAAGATAGCGAAGGCAATACAATATACGGCGCTAACGGTCAGCCAGTGCCAGCGATGCGTACAATAACTGCAAATGATCAACTTTACGACGCCGTTAATGCTGCATCACAAGATTTGTATTTGTTTACGGGCGCAAACCTAGACCAAAACCTTTATAATGTAGGAACAAAAGGCAATCAATCATTTCAAACTACTTTCTATCAAAAATCTGGCGACAAACTAATTCCTATTAGTAAACCACAAGCGCACGGTGGTATTGTAGCGAACTCTGATTTAGGTGGCGGCGATGAGTGGAAACAGCCACTTATGATGGCGGTTGCAATTGGTGCGGCGGCTTTTGCACCACAAATATCTGCGTACCTTGTAGGCACTATGGGCACTGTTGGTGCCGCTATAGCAACTGGAGTTATAGTTGGTGCTGGTGTTGGTGCGGCAAACGCAACAATTTCCGGAACGAGTGTTGGACAAGCCTCTTTAAAAGGTGGTGCTGTTGGTGGTGTAACCGCTGGTGTAACTGCTGGTTTAGCACAAGGTTTAGATACAGCATTCCCCCCAACAATTGCCGCAGACGGAACAAAGGTAGCAAATTCTATTTTCACTGGTGCCAGTGACATGATGAGTGGTGCAATCAGCCCAACAGGAGTGCAGTCAGTTGTTACGCAAACTTTAGCCCGCACCTTGGTGGGTGCCATTACACCGGGTGCTAGTGGGGATAAGATTTTACAGCAGTTTGGTACTGCCTTAGTATCTTCTGGATTAAGTGTTGCGGCATCCGAACAAATTGTAAATCAATTAAAAGATTCCGGATTTGACAAAGACAATATTGCTAAATTAGCTAGAACTGTACAACTTGCTGTTAACACTGGATCTACTGCCGCATTAAGCGGTAAGAGCAGCGATCAAATTTTAAATTCTATTATTACCGGAGTTATAGCTGGTGGCCCTAGTATTGCAAAGGTAACAGGTGAGCCTCCTAAGATTGAGCCAACTAATCCGTTTGGAACTGAGAATGTTGGTATGACATCGGGTTCTGTTGATAAGGTATTGCAAAGCCAGATCATGGACGGGATTGCTAACAAGACAGACGATCCTATTGCCTTTATGAATGCGGCAAAAAACTGGACTGGTGATGGTTCCAAAAATGTGGAATATGTTACCACTGCTATGGTCAAGCAAGGTATTTCAGCAGATCAAATTTCTAAAGATTTACAAGACTTGTATCGCATTCCAGCCGATAAAGCGGATGAGTATGCAAAGTACATGGTTACTAAAGTTGGTCCTACGGTTAAGCCAACTCCTGTTACAACGACAACAACAACAACAACCACACCAGTAAATACTACTACTACAACACAACAGCCGACCAATACTGCTGTTACTCAAACTAACGCTCCAGTAACCAATACAACGCCCCCATCATCTGGCGGAACAACTACTCAACCACTAATTAGTGGGATGTCATACACACCCTCTGCGGCTTCACCAGGTAATCAGCTATTTAACCAAATGGCAAGCAGTACTGGCAATCAAAACCCAGTCAATTTAACCACTAGCGGTGCTGGCGGCAGTAACATGGCATTCTTAGGTCAAACATTGCCTTATGCTCCAGCGGCTGTAGCTGCATCGGGTGTTGGTGGTTTTATCCCAACATTAGCCGAAGTGGGTTCTGCATTAGATCCTTTAGCTAGAGAAGCGGCTTTAGCTACTCGAGTTTTAGGTGGTGCTGGTTTAGCACTATATCCTTCTGAATTAGGTTCTGGCACCTTAACAAGAGATCAAATCGCCGCACAAGATGCAATGAGCCGTTTGCCGCCTAGCGAAAGAACAACAGCTACCACTGGCACACAAGGTAAACCAACTGGTGTTGATAGTTTTAGCATTCCTAGCAGTGTGACTACTCCCGTTGCTCCGCCACAGCCAATTCGTGGTGAAGCTGCAGAAGCCCCATCTGGCTTCTCTGGTGTGCCCGTGTTACCTTCACCGGGTACGGCTCCAGTGGGTGATGTGACTATTAACCCCGCTAATGAAGGGCAGATGTTTAATCCTAATGCTGTGCCTAGAGCAGATACATTTACTCCAAGGGGCGATAGCATTACTGCTTCTCCAACATCACCAAAACCAGGTCAAGTGCCGTTGCCAATTACACCGTTAGTTCCTGGTGAAGGTACACAACCCGCTATCAAACCAGAGATTCAGCCAGCGGTTAAAATTGACACAGTTACTGACAATGTTGTAACACCGCAAACAAAAACTGAAGCTGTAGTAACACCACAAGTACAAACTGCTATTCAAACAGTGGCAAGAACACAAGCTGAAGCGGTAGCATTGACGCAAGCTGTTCCAATGGTAGTTGAATTAATTAACACAGGTATTCCAAGAACGGTAGCTATTCCTCAAGTAGCAACAAAAGTCGGTGTTCCAGTTCAAGATTTGACCGCAGTTATTGATGTTGCTGTTCCAGATGTGAATGTAACTCCCACAACAGTAACACCACCAACTGTAACTACACCAACACCTAAGACGTCAACACCCAAAACGCCAACTGCGCCGACTACAACGGTTGGTAAAACTGGTGTTATATCACCGTTCTTGTTACAGCAGTATGGTGGAATACAAGATCTATCACCCGGATTAACCGGAGGCGGAAACTATTCTTTATCAGGAATTCCAAGCACAAATACTAATATGAACCCGATGACCCCCAATTCCCCGTTACCGCAATTTGCTTCTACATCACCTCCCTCTCCATTAGAGCTTGGTGCACAACAGCAACCAAATGAGCCGATGCAGATGGCTACTGGTGGAAGTACTTCTGCTACTTCCAATGCATACAATCCGTATGATGTTAGCACTGGTATTAGCGGTTCGTTAACTCCAGGTTTAACTAAAGCTCGTTTGGATTATTTACTTACTGGGTTACCACAGAGTCACGCAGAAGGTGGTACAATCGGACACAACCCACAGTTTTTTAGTGAGGGTGGTTTGGGCTCTATGAATAATACCTTTGTAAAAGGTAATGGAGACGGAACTAGTGATTCAGTACCCGCTATGTTGGCAAATGGGGAGTTTGTCATTCCAGCGGATATTGTATCTGGTTTGGGTAACGGCAGTAATGATGCGGGTGCACAAGTTTTACAAGAGTTTTTAAAAGTAATTAGAGAACATAAGCATTCTGCAAAGGCAAACAAACTGCCTCCTAAGAGTAAAGGCCCATTGGCTTATTTAACAAACGCAAAAAGAAAAGTGAAGGTGGCATAATGGCCGGACTAAATAGTATGATTTCAAATACTGCGCAACAACAAACTACGCTACCAGCGTGGTTTGACACAGCGCAGCAAAATGTTGTTACACAGGCGGGTAATGCACTTACTGCGGCACCTGCGCCCGGTTCTACCGTTGCTCAGAATGCGGTTAACGCTTTGGCTGGTCCAACAAATGATTTCACCCGAGCTACTGGCACACTACAAAACATTGCTACTGGTGCGGCTAATCCATTTTATACTGATCCTACAACAGGGCAAGTAAGTCCCAATACCAACACAGCATTGGGCGGTTTGTTCCAAGCTCAAAACCAACAATTGCAACAAATAATGCCCCAGTATACGGCTCCTGTTCAAGGTGCTAATATTGCTAGTGGAAACTTTGGTAGTTTGCGTGGTCAAACAGCCTATAACAAAGCAATGGGCGATGCTCAAGCCAATTTATTTGCCCAGCAAAATCAAGCGGCATTGCAAAACCAATCTACTGGTACACAAGCTGCTATCGGTGCTGGCACAACGGCTCAAGAAAACATTAATAATTTGCTTACCACGGGTCAATACCAGCAAGCCGCTCCGTTTACTAATGTGTCAAATTATGGTAAAGTTATTGGTGGTATTACAGCACCTACAACAGTATCTAACCAAACACAATTGTCTCCATTAAATCAATTTGCTGGCTTGGCTCAAGCTCTTGGCGGTACAACAGGAACTAACGGTATTTTAGGTTCATTAGGAATTGATAAAACATTACTCGGAATTGGTAAAAGTATTGGTGATTATGACTGGAGCAAGGTTTTTGGTGGTGGCGGTGGTATTTCATACGATACTAATGGTAGAGTTATTAACTCTACGGTTCCTACAGATTATGGTACAACCACTGGCGCAGATGCGGGTTATGGAGTAGGAGTATAATATGGCAGAAACTACAGCACCATTAAGCACGATTACCCCCGAGCAAGCCGCCAGTGAACCAGCATACCAAACTGGCACTAAGGCTAAACCGACCATTACTAACGAAAGCGTTTTAGCTGAGTTAGAAAACATCTACAAGCAAAGAAAAGCGGAAAAAGAGTATTTCTTAAACCCACTTAAGCAAGCTGCAGTAGGTTGGTGGAACCCACAAGGTCCAGGTGTTGGTTTACCCTTGGCTGACAGAATGCGCCGTGAAGAAGAGGCTGATTTACAAAAGCTTCAGTCAGACATTGCTACGAGCAAAATTGGTATTGGTCAATTGCAAAACGCAATGGCTTCTACTCAAGTTGGTGGTGCTCCTCAAACTACAGCACCTAGAATATCTTTAGCTGGTGGTGCTCCTCAAGCTGGTGGAACTAATATTCCGCCAGGGTACAAACCATTTGATGGTAATTGGTATGCTCCAAGAGATCATGCCATTATTATGGGTTTATTAAATCGCCAAGATTTAGCTGGTGCTCAAAAATATGCAGCAGGTGTTGTTAGTGAAGAAAATAAATTCTTTTTGAATCCAAGTGCATACGAACAAAAAGAGCGTTGGAATGAAGACAAGGGCAGAAAAGAATACAAGATGCCTATTGAAACTCGTTCGGAGTACTTGGGTGGTGCTCCAAGGGCACCGATGCAACCTAATGCACCTATTGCAGATACTAACACTCAAGCTGCAATTAGTGCTGGTGTGCCGGTTTTAAGTGGGTATCGCTCAAATGAAAAACAAGCTCAGTTAGTTAATGCTAGTCAACAACCCGGCTACACTGGTCCTCCCGTAGCCCCCGTTGGTAGAAGTTTGCATCAAAGCGATGAAGCTATTGACGTGCCAGATTACAAAGCGTTAAAACCAGAGCAATTAAAATGGTTGGCGGATAATGGTTACCGCCGTACTTTACCAGACAAAAGTCCTAATCATTTTGCTAAGATACCTGGTACTGAAGTTAGTTTGGCTACTCAAAAAGCAACATTAGCTGATGCTCAAACCCCAAGAAGATTTAGTAGTAAAGCAGAGCAAGACGCTTTTGAAAAACAACAAGCTGAATTCTTAACTAAGTCCAGTGGTAAGTCTGGTGAAAAAGCAGGTGAGCGTCAAGCATTCTTTGAGTCTGCGGCAGCAGAAGCAAATCAAGATTTACAGACAACCAATGTAATGTTAAACATCTTAGACAAAAACCCAGCGGGTATTGGTTACGGGTATAAAAACAAAGCACTTGGTGCTACCATTGAAGGTGTTAAGTTGCTTACTGGTAAAGACATTGAGCCCCTTGCTCGTCGTTCTACTCTGTCTAAAGAAGACATGGATGCCAGTATTAAGTTTGACGCTTTGGCAGAACGAAACAATTTAAAATTCCGTCAAGCTGTGTATAAAGGTACTGGTCAAGTTTCTGACTTTGAAACCAAGCTTTCTGAACGAGCTTCTGGTTTGTCTCGTGACAACAGCGTTGAAGCTAACCGCTTCTTTGCTACTGTTGCCGCAGAAAACTTTAGGACGCTTGATAAGTTGGGTACTCAATGGCAAGATTATCAGAAGAGAAACCCCGGCGCAACATTTGACAAGTTTGAACAATCTACTGAATTTAAGAGTGCTCAAAGAGAACGTGAGCAACGTTTGAGTAGATACTTCCCAGAGTTAAGCACAGGCGAAACTGCATTTGGTGGATCAAAACCAAGTGCTGGGGCAAGTAGTCAAGAAGTAGAAGGTTGGAAACAACGCTATGGAAGAAAGCCACAATAATGTCTAAACAGCAAGAAATTCAAGAGTTGTATGGTTTATTGCGTTCAGCCGATGCTAAAGCACAAGCTGGTGATACACAAGCTCAAGCTGATGCACAAGGAATCTATGATCACATTCAATCATTAGAAGCTCAAGCTAATGAGCAAAAAGCGGGGGAGTACCCTTCAGTAGTTGCCGCTGGTTTGGGCGTTGGTACAAAAGCCGTTATTGGTGCAGGTAAAAGAATTAATGAGTTTTCTAAAGCGGGACAGTATGCTAAAGAAGCAATGCAAGCACAAAAGTCACAAGCTGAAATTTTAGCTGAAATTTTAAAAGACAAAAAAGTTCAAGAATCTATTCGTGGCGTTACGGATCCCAATGGGGGAACAAGCTGGACAAAAAAGCTGGCTGGCATTGCACCTCCGGGTTCCAATATGTCTAAAGGTAGTTTGCAAACTGCTGAAGATTTAAAATCCATTGTAGCTCGTGGTGGTCCGCTTGCTGGTGGCAGTATTCATGCTGAGTCTTTTGCAGTTCCTCCAGATCCAAAGGCTGAGAAGGCTGCCCAAATGGAAAAAATGCTCAGAGAAAGAAGCATGATGGGTAAGTTGGGTAAATACGGAAGTGCTATCAGCAATACCGTTGGTCCCGTGCTTAACAAAGCAATGCCTTGGATGAACGCTGCCACACTGCCACTAAACGCCGCTGAAACATATAACCGATATACTGGTGAAGATCCTATTGGTGCTGGCATTAGTGCAATCGGTACTGCGACTGGTGCCGCTTCTTTATATCCTCCATTGACCGTCCCCGCTGGCTTGGTTTCATTAGGCGCGGCTGGTACAAACTGGGCTCGTGATGAGTATTTAAAGCGCAGAGGTCAGCCACAAATGGGCAATGAGCAACAACCCCCACAATACGCAACTGGTGGTTTAGTTTACTTAAGGTAATTCATGGCATACATTGATCCAGTAACTGGTGCTTATGTTGAGGACGGATTAGACGCATTACCGCCGGGTTACAATCGACCCAAGCCTACTGATGCGGCTAGTATTGCTAGAATGCGAGCGCAACTAAACAGCGAAGAGGCAATGCGTCAGCAACAGCTTAACGCTCAAACAAAAGACAGATACCTATCTAGCCCCGCTGGATTGGTTAAGTACGCCTATGAACATATGCCAGGGGCTCCGATTGCTCAAGCTGCCTTGGGTGCGGCTTCAGATATGTTTGGCGGATTGCTTGGCATGTACTACGGTGCGGGTAAGGGGATTGGTTCTGCAATAACAGGAAATAATCAACCAGTTAGTAAACCCTATGCTGACATTGAAAATGTTGCTCAAGCATTACATTACACGCCTCCTACACAAGCTGGTCGTGATATTTATGAAGCTATTAATAAGGCGCCACAAGTAGTCACTGGTTCGCACATGGGCATGGGACCATTGCCAGAATTGTGGAATACTCGCATTCGCTTTACTCCAGATGGTCTTCGTGTTGCTGGTAAAACAGCCATTGAAGACATCCGCAATCTACCGATGGACTACATGAACGCTCGTGCTGGATTACAGCGTGAGTATCCCACCATGGGTTCTAGACTGGCCGGCACCACTGAAGCCGCTGGCAATGTAGCTCGTCCACTTGCTGAAAAAGCATACGACATGTACATGAACCCAAGCAATGCCGAATCCTTCGGTATCAATCCCGTATCAAACCTTAGTGGTTTAGCTCCCGCTGGTGGTCCAATGTACGCTGTCAAACCAAAGGGTGGTAACTGGCCAACCAATTTGGGGGCTACTAAGCCGTTAGCAGAGCAAGGTGAACTTGGTAGACATTTATCTGAAGTGCAATACAACGATCCTATAGCTGCTTTTCAAACTCAAATAAATAAACACTTTCAAAATCCAACACAAAATCGTGAATTGGCAGATAAATGGCGCGATTTTTTAACTGACTATCTAATAAAACATGAAAATGATGTAACTAAATCAGCAAATGATTTAAAAAAAGAAGCAGCAGATAAATTTGTTGAACAATACAATAATTTAGTTCATTCTATAAATTATGGGTTACCGCCTGAAGCCGAACACGAAAGAATTTTACGTTCTTCAAGTGAAATTGAACAAACATTACCTCTCTATAACTCATGGGTAATGGGTCCATACCAAAAATACATTACCAATCAGATGGCTACTGGTTTGGCAACAGATCCTTTACTACAAGCAGTCAACGAAAGTGGTATGCCCCCCCATGAAATATTTGGGCAACAAACACCTAGGGATTATGAAATAGAAAGCACAACAAAACGTGCTGCTCAAAGAAGAAAAGATTTTCCAGATACAATGTTTGGTTACAAAGATACGCCAGAAAAAATGGCTGCTTTAGAAAATTCTCCAATTGGGAAACTAACAGCAACTACCCCAGAGGGGATGGATTATGAAAACTATTTGGACGCTTCTTTGTATCCTAAAGTTCCATCTTTATTTAAACCAGAAGCTGGGTACCCAGTTTCAGCTAAATTAGATAGAAATACATTAATTTCTGATTTTTTAACTGATCCCGAAGATCGCACTGGATTTAAAGAAATCAGAAAACAAGTTTTTGAAGATTTAATTTCTGGTAAAATTAGTCCAGATAAGTTGTCTAATGTCACACCCGCTACAGTAACTCGCCAAATGATTAAAGACAAAATGGCAGAGTTTAAAGAGCAACAGTTAAGCAAACAAGCTGCAGCGGATTGGATTCCAAAACGTGCTGCAGCAATGCCAACCGATATGGCGTTTGATGATGGTTCTAAAATGACCATTATCACACCAGAGATGGCAAACGCTGATGAAAACATGACTGCCCGTGATTTAGGTCAAATTACAATTGACTTAAATCAATGTATTGGTGCTGGTTGTCATGGTACTCAAGATTACCCCGGTCATGGCCCATATGTAGTACCGCACACTGGCAAACCCCCTCGTGGCAAAGTACAGTATGATAATTACGGATATTTAAAACGCCTTAAAAATGGCGACATTGAAGTTGCAAGTTTAAAAGATCCAGAAGGCGTATCACAAGTCACTATTGATTTAAAATTGAACGAGCAAAGATTATCAGATTACGACAAAGATAAAATTGTTAATCAATGGATTAAAGACAACGCGCCAGATTTTAAAGATGAATACGACACTAATGTGGAAAAGTTTGGAGAAAGAGCAGCTCTTAACAATGCGTTACAAAATTATCCAGAATTAAACAATGTTTTGAAAAATGCAACGCCTATTAAAAAATCTATTCAGCAAATGAAAGGTGAAAATAACGGCAATGTTAAAGGAAAGTATGTTTCGCATACGGTTGAATGGTTAAATAAAAATGCTGATCAATTAACTGATGTTCGTGATCTAGATAAATTACCCGGCGTGCATGATTTAAGTCGTTCATATGATTCTGTTGGTAAAATGGTTGATCAACACCCTCACTGGGATGCGGATACTGTTGAAAAGTTTTTTGATGAAATGGAATATCAAAAAGCTCTCCCAAGGTTTTTTACAACAGATGATTTTGCTTTAAAAGCCACCGAGCGTGGTGTTGATTTATCGGCTTCTCCAGAGTATTCAGGCAACACACCGACATTAGAGCAAGAAGCTTATCAAAAATTAAGTATAGAACTTCGTAAAACTTATGGGGATGTTTACCTTCAAGAATTTGAAAGAGGTGATGCTGATGTACGACAATCTATTATTAATGACATAGATTCTTTTCCGAGTCAATATGGTATGGGTAAATTTGGGGAACACACTCGGCAAATGGCTATTCAACGTTTGTTAAACGATGGTTTGTACACACCCGGTCGTGAATTAGAAAATGTGGCGCAACAATTTGAAGTGGAACCTACTCCATTTGATCAAGTTAATGCTATAAGACAACAAGCTTATGAAAATCTTAGTGAAACAATTATCAGATTAGCTCCGCAAGCTTTTGAGCAACTTAGAGATAATTTATATATAAGACAAGCTTTTGCTGATGTTGTAAGAGCGGATCCAGCTATGTATGGTTTAACTAATTATTCGCCAGGTTTACGAGAGCGCATTATTGATAGATTTGCAAGAGAAGGTTTTGCACCAGAACCAGAGGTAGAAGAACAATTACCATTTGATAGACCTGAATTCCCAGACGCTCTTACTCAAAATATGAGTGATTATTTTGAAGGTAGAGCTCATAATCTTCCGGAGGATATGATTGAACCATATGCTACAGAAACTAGGATTTTAATGGGTAGTCAAAGACCGGAAGCTCGTTTACCAATTGGTGTGCATCGTGTAATTGTTGACGCTTTATTAGATCAAGACAACCGCACCAATGTTATTCGTCGAGCAATATCTGGATTGCAAATGGCAAATGCGGTTAATGGTATTCAACTAACTCTACCACAAGCAGAAAACGCTCTGAATATATTGATTGATTGGACAGAACGTTATCCGCTTAATGAGTAATTACTTCCTGTAACGCTTATCAACCCAACCCTCCGCCGCTAGTGGGAAGTCTTGCGCCCACTTTGGTGGAGTGGTCATAATCGAAGTCACAGTAGCAAGTGTCTCCTCG